TAAGGAATCTCTTTCCAGCCAGCCAGGCGAGGGGGTCAGGAGTCAGAGCCACAAACGTGTGCCGTCCTGTTAAAACCGAGTGTCCCATGAATTTTGCCGACCGTAAACAAAACCAAAAGACTGTGAGAACCGCATGAAAACCTACTGCACCTATGAGCGCCTTGTGCCTGTCGCCGAACTTGACCAGCATCGGCATCCGAAAAATCCGAACACGCACAGCGCGGCGCAAATAGCCGCTATAGCCGCCGTGTTTGAGGGGAACGGCATTCGACAAGCGATTGTTGTTTCCAAGCGCAGCGGCCTCATCACGAGAGGGCATGGCCGCCTCGACGCCGCACTGATGCTTGGCTATGAGACGATGCCCGTTGATTTCCAAGACTACGCGAGCGAGCAAGAGGAAATTGCCGACATGGTTGCCGACAATCGCCTGTCTGAGTTGTCAGAGATTGACGAGCGCAAGCTGGCCGAAGTGCTGAAGGAACTGAACGCAGCCGGCCACGACGTTGAGCTTGCCGGTTTCACCGCCGAGGAGTTCGCCGCGCTGACTGACGTTGACGAGGCCGTTGAGAACGTCCAAGCAATTCCACGCATGGAGCTTCAGGCGTTCGAGCATTACGATTACCTCGCCTTCATGTTCAAGGATATTCGGGATTGGCTGCGAGTGTTGCAACTGCTGAAGGTTGCGAAGGTTGACTTTAGCATCTCACGAAAAACTCAAAAGATTGGCATTGGCCGCGTTATCAATGGAAAGAGATTACTTGAACGACTTGAGAATCCGTCACGTCATCATGTCGCGGGGACGGGCGAACAGAGTGAAAACCCATCTACTGCTGCCGAAGGCGACACTGGTGGTGCCAACCGACCAAGCTGAAGCCTACGCGCCGTTTGTGGCGCAGCAGGCTGGCAGGCTCGACGTTGTGACCATACCGCCCGAGCTGATTGGCATCAGCAAGGTGCGGAACTGGATTGTGCGGCGCTTCAAGGAAAAAGTCGTCGTCATGTATGATGATGACTGCACTGCGCTGCAAACGCTGTGCGGTATGCGTAACCGGAAGCTCGCACCGCCCGAGGTTCAGGCCGTTGTCGAGAACACCGCCTACTGTGCCGCCGGGGCCGGTGCTCGCATCTTTGGTTTCAACCAGCGCCCTGACCCGAGGATGTTGCAGCGCAACGACCCGTTCAGCGTCGTTCATTGGGCCGGGGGCGTTGTTGGCGTGGTTGGCAAGGAAGTCCGCTGGGATGAACTGCTCCGCTTCAAGTGCGACATTGACGCCTGCCTGACCGAGTTGCTGAACAACCGCATCATCTGGCACGAGAGCCGGTTCTGCTTCATTCAAGCGCGTGACAAGAACACCGGCGGCAACTCGCTGTTTCGTTCGCCTGAGAAGATTGCCGCCGAGAAGCGTTACTTGGCGAACAAGTGGAAGGCGCACATCACGATTGGCGAATACGCCAGCCAAGACTCCGTGAGGGTCAACGTCGAGCGCAAGCAGAGGGTTGAACTGTGACACCGAAACCTGTTGTCGAGTGCACGGAGAGCGCAGGCCGCGCCGAAGCCACGGACGAGCAAGAGATACGCCGCAGGCAGTGCCCCGAGTGCGAACTGCTGAGGGCCGAGCTTGCCGAGGCGCAAAAGAAGCTGAACGCACTTGCCACGCTGTTCGAGAACATTCAACCCGTGCAATGACCGACCTGTTTGGCCAGCCCGTCATTGGAAACGAGTGGAACCTCGCTTGGGGGCGGAAGCCGCGCAAATATCTGGGCAAAAACACCACAGGCTTAGCCCAAAAACGCCCGGCGAAGCAAAACGCGGCCAAAACGTAGGTAAAATGGTGAAAGATGGTGCTGGACACTACGCTAGCAGCGTAGTAAATTAGACGCATGAAAGCTATGATTATCAAAGCACAAGACCCCAAGTGGAAGCGGCGCTACGGCGCGATGTTTCCAGACCGAAAGACGCTGTGGTTCAAGTCCAGAGCCACCGCGAAGAAGCATGTGGACGCCTACAATCGTGAGAAAGGAGTTGCGTGATGCCTGCGTTCCGACCATATACCAAAAGAGGCTACAACCTGTTCGAGGTCGCCAGTTGTCTCCAAAAGGCGATACGGCGCGGCGACACCGCGCTGGCTGGCTACATGGCCGTGGAACTGTTCGAGTCTGGCTACCACCGCTACTGCTGGAAGCGCCTGCTGACCATTTCCGCCGAGGACTGCGCTGGCGTTATCACGACCGAAATCAAGGCGCTGTTCGACAGCTTCAACGTGCTCAACGATGACCCGAAGCGCAAGCCCCGCAGCCGCATCTTTCTCTCCAAAGCCGTCATTGTGCTGTGCGCTGCGATAAAGTGCCGTGACGCCGACCACCTGACCAACTTCGTTTATGACCGGCGCATGATTGACGCCAAGAGGCTGACCCGAGCCATCGCCGAATCGCGCAACAGTCCAGAGCCAATCGAACTGCCTGAATACACGTTCGACGTTCACACCCGCAAAGGCCGCGCCAAGGGCAGGACCAAGGAGCAATTCTTCAAGGATGAATTGGCCGCGTTGTCCCCGAGGCAGATTGGTCTGTTTGATGACCTTGTAACCCCGCCCGCCGATAAGGAGCCATGAACCTCGACCAATACTTGACGCTGGGGGTTGATTGGGAGTTCGGCATGTGCCTCACCGGCTGGTGTGCTAGCGAGAAGCAGGACGGTTGCCGCGCCCTTTGGGATGGGCAGAATCTTTGGTCAAGGGGCGGCAGAATCATTCCCATCCCCGGCAGCATCCGCGCCGCGCTGCCCGATGGAGTCCGGCTTGACGGTGAAGTCCACGGAGGCCGTGGGGGCTTCAAAGCAGCCGTTGCCGCCGTGCTTCATGGCCACTGGACCCCGGCAATCAGGTTCACTGTCTTTGACTGTCCCGACCACCCCGGCAGTTGGCCGCAAAGGTTGGCCGAGGCCGCGAGGCTCTACGCCGACTGCGTGAGCTTCACCGTCTGCGAAGATTTGCAGCACGCGAACGCCATGCTGCTCGAAGTCCAAGGGGGACAGGGCGAGGGGCTGGTATTCCGACACCCGACCGCACTCGGATATGTGCGCGGACGCTCCCGACACTTCGTCAAGGTGAAGGGCGTCATCTACGAGATTTGACTCGAAACACTGCAACCGAAACTGTAAACACCAAACTGAAACGAAAGACTGATAAATGCCAAATCCAAACGGAAATCCGATACCCCAAATACCACCAGACTTCTACACGCCCGAACACCGCGAACTGAAAACGATATGAAACTGACAAAACCTGAAGACAGCGCGGCCAAGGCTATTCGCTTTGGTGTTGAGCTTGAAACTGTTATCCCGACCACTTCTGGAGTTGAAATTGGCGGCCGTCACCACGGCAGACCTGTTGTGAACGGGTTGGTTGGTCACTGTTTGATTGACGCGCCGCAGTTTGGAAATGCACGTTGGCGTGCCGAGCGCGACGGCAGCATTCGATATGATGCCAACTACGCCCCCTGTGAGTTTGTGTCGCCCATCCTGCACGGCGAGGCCGGCGTGGCCGCACTGCGGAAGATGATTGAGTTCATCCGTGGAATCGGCGGCAAGGTGAACGATAGCTGCGGGTGCCATATCACCGTCGGCATCGGCAGCATCATCGGTGTAAACGACCCGACGCCGCATCAAATCGCCGAGTTCTGCCAGAGGGTAGCGCACATCGCGCAGTCGAATGCGTGGGCAATTTTTGCCCAGACCGGAACTGGTCGCCATGTGAACTCGTTTAGCCATGCGCTGAGTGACGAAGTTGGCGGACTGCTGAAGCAGATGAAAAGACACGCCGCCGACGGTGTGCGCGTCTCGTCTCTGGCCTATTCGTGTGGTCGCGGCATGGTGAACTTTCAGAAGGCGTTTACGCACGGTTGCATTGAGTTCAGGGCGTTCGCTGGCACGTTGAACGAGAGCAAGGTGCTGCACCACTTGGCGACCGTGCTTGGTCTGTGCCGCCGCGCCGCCACTGTTCAGAAATTTGGACGGTTCAACCGAAAGGCGACCAAAAAGCATTCCCGCGTTGCCAACGCCGTCGAAGCCCTGCGCCGGATGTGGCGGCTTCTTGGGTGGGTTGACTCCGTGCCAAACCGGGACTGTGCGCTGGGAATGTTCGGGGCGCTGCACAGTGAGTTCGGAGCCTACCGCGCCGTTGCCGTTGAAATGGCGCAGCAGTTCGAGTCGCGTTTTCCTGCCGCAAATCTGTAAGTAACCTGTTGAACCGAAAAACCGAAAGAAATAATATGTGCGTAGTACTGATTGTTCCGAAAGACGTTAGGCCGAGCCTTGAAACACTGCGGTTGTGCGAGCAGTCCAACCCGCACGGCGGCGGGATTGCTTGGCGCAAGGCCGGGGCAGTAGAGTGGCTCAAAACCAACGACGTTGCCGAGATTTACAAGCTGGCGCGAACGATGAAGGGCGAACTCGTGATTCACTTCCGCATCGCTAGCGTCGGCGGCGTGTGCTCTGAGTTGCGCCACCCGTTCCCCGTGTCGAGGAAGTGCAAGCTGTTAGACCGGGGCCGCACCGGGGCCGTGCTGTTCCAAAACGGGACGTGGGGCGGATACGATGAGGCGCTTAGGTTCGCCGAGAGCGAGGGACACCGCATCCCGCCCGGCGAAATGAGCGATGCGAGGGCTGCGGCGTTCCTTGTGTCAATCTACGGGCACAAGTTCCTCGCCAAGTGCGGCCACAGCCTATGGGTGTATTTCAGCGGCACTGAAACGATTCGATACGGGGACTGGTTCAAAAGGGACGGCATTTACTTCTCGAACCTATACTGGCTACCACCCGTGCCGACAAAACGTCCAGAAACGCATCCTACGAGCAGCAACGGATGCTATTGCAACAAGGCAGAACAGTTCGAGCTGCCGGGAACGATTGAGGAGCCTGCGGAGTGCCGTGAACTGTATGACCTTCGGAACATCGAGGATTACTGGAAAACGCTGCACGAGCATAACCGGCTGTTGCGCGAGAAGGCGAAGACGCACCGCACCTGTCCCTGCTGTGACGGGACTGGCCGCGTTCTACGGAACATCGGCAGAGTGCAATGCCCGCTGTGCAAGGGCGAGAGGATGATTCCGAGAATTCCCCGCGACGTGCAGCCGACCAATGCGGAAGGCGAAGTCGTGGCTGTTGAGTACTTTTGAAACCGAAAACTGAAAGGCGAAAACTATGACAATGCAACGAGAGACGATAAACCGGCTCCTCTTGCCTCTGCCGCTGGGAGTCAGGCGCTACGCTGATTTGTGGAAACCGGGGTTGAGATCGTTCGCCGACGTTGTAAGCTGTCAGCGTATGGGTGTAAGAATGACGAAGAAAAGCAAAACAGAGTTCGCCAAGAAGCTGAAAAATTGGCGCGAGCGCGAGGGCATGTCTCAGTCGCAAGCCGCAGCCATTCTTGGAGTGTCAGTGCGGAGCTTGCAGAATTGGGAGATTGCACGCACGAAACCATCAACGCTGGCAGAGCGCCTCATGGACCGACTATTGCTTGACCGCCCGAAAACCAGAAGGCGGCGCAGGTAATCTGATGACCAGTCGCAAGCCGTGCCACTGTGGCGCGGATTCTTTTGTATAGCGTCCCCTTTATGAGTTCAAGGCACCCTAAAAACGAGGCTGAAAACGAGCAGAAACGTGCTCAGGACGCATCTTTGGAGGCCGCAGGCAGGCTTTTAAGGGGGGAGCCTGAGCAAGCGGCCACAAACGAATCTGCGACAGCCACGCCATTGTCCCGCAAACAGGCCGAAATACTACTCAAAGCCGACGCGGCGTCCCTCGCAGAACAGGTGAAGAAAAAGCGGCCACTGTCGGCCAGCCAACGCAACTACCTGCAATCTATCATTGATGGCGGCAAGGCGTCCACCGTTGAGTATGTGGGAAATGTTGTTGAGTTGGCTGCAGCGCTCGGGGTTAGCCGCCGAACTGTTTCCAGATGGAAGAAAATTGACGGGTGCCCTGTCACGCGGCCCGACGGGCGCTACCACGTCCAATCGTGGCGAGAGTTCAGACGCGCACGCGGACTCGATGAGGATAGTGAGGTTGAGGAAATAGACGTTGGCCGCGAAAAGGCGCGGAACGTTCTGCTGCAAAACGAGCGCCTGATTGTCCAGATAGCTGTCCAAAAACGGAATTGGATGCCGACGCAGGAAGTCGAGCGCATCGGCGGGGAGCTTGGGGCGGCGATACGAAAAGTTGTCTCCACGCTGCACCAATCAGCGCCGAACCTTGTTGGTGTGTCTGTTGCCGAAGCCGAACAACGGCTGAAGGAAATTGAGGATGAAGTGCTGCAACAGCTACACCTGCTCAATGAGTCAATCGAGGAGTGGAAAAACTCCGCCTATGAACCCGTTGTTTAAAGGGTTCAAGGCGGCAGTCCGACCACCCGACCGGCGAAAAGTTTGGGAATGGTGTCAGGATTACGTGTATGTGGACAATACCTCGCCGATGCCTGGTCGCTGGCGCTCTGATAACTCGCCGTGGGTTCGGGAAGTGATGGAAGTGTTCTCTGACAATCGCGTGAATGACATTTCCGTGATGTGCTCCGCTCAATCTAGCAAGACGCAGACCGTGATGAACTGCGCGTGCTGGGCAATCAGCGAAGACCCCGGCCCCGCGATGTGGGTAATGGCGGCGAAAGACGAAGCGAAGGCGTTCGTGCGTGATAGAGTAAAGCCGACGTTTGAAAACTGCCAGCCGGTGTTTGGACAGATTATAAACTCTGAGGCGTACGAGTTCACGTTCAGATCGATGCCCTTCTATTTCACCGGGGCCGGGTCGCCATCGAAATTGCAGTCGAAGCCTATCCGCTGGCTGTTCCTTGACGAAGTGAGGAACTATCCGCCCGGCGCTCTCGACACCGTGTTGAAGCGCACACGGGCCTTTTGGAACACACGCCGATTGCTTGTGTCCACACCCGACTTGGAGAACGACGCTGTTCACCGTGCGTTCTTAGCAGGCGACCAGCGCATTTATCACATCAAATGCCCGAAGTGCGGCCAGCTACAACCGATGAAGTTTGAACAGTTGAAAGCCGTTCAGCTTGAAACGGACGCCTTGTGCAAGTTCGCCGAAGTGCCCGGCGCAAAAGATGAGCGCGGCGTGTGGAATTTCGACCTTCTAGCTAACCATATCCGATACGTGTGTGTGGCGTGCGGCCACCAGATGAGCGACACGCCACAGCAACGCAAGGCGCTGGCGAAGACCGGGCAATTCGTACGCATGAACCCGAAGGCACCACGTCACCGTGTCAGCTTTCACTGGAACGCGCTGCTTCCGCCGTGGGTCAAGTGGATAGACATAGTGGAGGAATTTATTCAGGCCCGCGCCGCGGCGCGGGCAGGCGATTTAAGCCCGTTGAAGACTTTCATAAACGAAACCCTCGGGGAGCCTTGGGCGGACAAACTGGGAGAGATAGACGACTACGAGTTTATGGATGCGCGGAAGGGCGACTACGACTTGGGCGACCCTTGGCCCGAGGAGAAGGTGCGCTTCCTTGCTGCCGACAAGCAGGAGGCTAGCGGCGAGCATTACTGGTATGTATGCCGTGCTTTCGCCGAGGGCGGGAAGTCGAGGCTTGTCTCTTACGGGCGCGTGAATTCGACCGCCGAGCTTGAGGCGAAGCGGGTCGAGCTTGGTGTTCAGGTGCAGAACGCGCTGATCGACTCAGGCTTCAAGGCGAGGGAAGTGTATAGGTTCTGCCTGAGTCACGGATGGAAAGCGTTCAAGGGGGACGATGCTGAGTGGTTCATGCACTCGGTTAAAAAGTCAGGTGAGCCGACAAAACAGGTGAGGCGCATTTACACCCGCAGCCTCGTTGACCCGCATTATGGCACCGCCATGCAGGGCAGGAGCCGAATGATTCCGCTATACCGATGGTCGAACAACGCCGCAAAGGATGAACTCACAGAGCTTTTGATGGGCAAGGTGGGCGAGTGGACGATTCCGCGCCGGGTGGAATCATCGTATTTGAAGCAGGTTACAGCGGAGCGGCGCGAGGAGAAGATTGATGCGCGGGGGCGAGTTACCTACTTCTGGAAACAGGTGCGGCGCGACAATCACATGCGCGACTGTGAGTTGATGATTCACGTCGCATCGGTAATCACCCGCACCATGACAGTGACCAAGCTTCCCGCCTGACGGCCTATTCGGCTAATGTTCCGCACTATATGAGTGGCAAATACTCAGGATATGCGGGATGCCCTGCGGTGGGCGGCTGGGGAAGCGTTGAGGGTCGGCAAGCCGCTGCGTCAAATCATTGACGAACAGCGGGACGGCGCATTTGAGGGGCTGAACAACAGCCCAACGAAAGGAACCTGGCTCAATTCAACGTCTGAAGCGGGCGGCGGGGCCGGTTTCCAGCCCGGCAAGGACTTGTACCCCGAGGAGCACAGGCGACTGTGGGGCGCGTTGACAGACCGCTACGAGGCCGCGCTCGCGGCGCTTGAGCTAACCGAGAGCGGAGACAGCAGGAACGATGCTGCTATCTGCGCCGAGATGTTGGCCTCGTGCCGGCGCATACAGAGGTTCCGGCTCGACTTCACCAATCTCCGAGCCTGCGGCGCATGAACATCGTTTCCAAGTCAGCATTGGCTGCGCGACTGTGCGCTGTTCAGGCGATGAAGGCTGCATCGTTTGCACTTCGGAAGCCGAACGAGGCGCGGAGAATCCTGAACCGATACGAGGGTGGGCGGCTCTGGCAGAACGGCGACCGAAGCTACATCTGGTCGCCACTGACCGACGCACGCTTCGACGCCGACCAAGCAACCCGGAGCGAGCTTGTTCGCAAGGCCCGCTATTTCGAGGCGAACTCTCCACTGGTTCAACGAATCGCTGACTTGTGGGAGCAGTATATTGTTGGGGCTAACGGACTCATGCTGTCGCCTGACAGCTCTGACGAGGAGTGGAACAATGCCGCCGCTGACTGGTTTGAGGAGTGGGGGGCCAGCCCTGATGTCACGAGCCTGCAATCGTGGCCTACGCTGCAAGGACTGATTGCTAGGACGTGGCTGATAGACGGCGAGGTATTTGTGCTGTTGACGCGGGATGAGAAAAACCCGTCGAGGCCGATGCTGAGGCTGATTGAGGGGCACCGGGTATGCAGTCCAGAAATCAGCTCCCCGCGTGCGGCTGCAATGATTCCCGACGGGCATCAGGTAATTGACGGCGTTGAAGTGAACCGCTTTGGCAGGCCCGTGGCCTATTGGATTCGGAATGATAGCGGCGCTGAGAGGAAAACAACCGACGAGGTTCTGCACATATTCGAGCCGAGCCGGGTCGGCATGTATCGCGGCCTGACCCATTTCTACGCGGTGATGAACGCGCTGCACGACCTGAGCGACCTTGAACTCCTTGAGATGCAGAGCGCGAAGGATGCAGCCGAAACGACGAAGGTAATCAAAACGCCGACGGGCGACCTGCTTGACGACGCGGCGCAATGGGACAGGCAAACCGAGGCAGGCTCGGGCGAGCAGAATCCGCTCACGGAGTATTACCAGCGCGTGTTCGGGGCCACCACCAAGGTAATGAGGACCGGCGATGAGTACGAGCAGATTACAAGCAGTCGCCCTTCCGTAGCGCAGCAGTGGTATTGGAAATACCTGACAGAAAAGGTGTGCAGCGGGGTCGGGGTTCCGATTGTGCTCGTCTATCCCGACTCGATGCAGGGAACCGTGTATCGCGGCGTGCTGGACAGCGCGAACGCCTTTTTCCGGTCACGGTCTGCTGTGCTGGCCTCTGCATTCCGGCGCGTGTGGACATACGTGATTGGTACGGCTGCAAGGTCTGAAAGAAAATTGGCCAATC